TTACTTTGTTGAAAGATCGCCACTCTTTGCCGTCAATCGACTCTTTTTAGACAGGTTTTTTGTCTTACGTTTTTTCACCTTGGCAAGCTCAATTTCTGAAAAATGAGAACCGATACTCAGTCTTCTGAGCCCCATTTTTACGTATTCAGTATTGATCTCAATCCCGATGAACTTGCGACCCAATTCCACGGCGGTGGCACCGGTGGTGAAGCTGCCGGCAAACGGATCCAACACCCTGTCATCTGGGTTCGAGGATGCCAGAATTATACGCTCCAGGAGGGCTTTGGGTTTCTGGGTGGGGTGGTTTTCGTATTCGTCCATCAGATAGCGAACGCGTGGGAATTCCCAGACATTGCCCGGCACTTTTTTTTGATTGTATGGCTGCGGTGGGTTTTTTCTGTAGTCTATTAGCGCGCGTTTAGCGCCAGTTTTGGCTTCAACCAGAATATCGTCACGATTAAATGTGTAATTTTTCTGATCTTTTACCATCATCAGGATCGGTTCATACATCGAACCAAAGTAATTTTTGGCCTGTACCCCTGAGCTATCGTATGACCACACGATGCGGCTCTTGATAGTAAAAAGCGGGCGGCATTTGAGGTCGATGTACGGCATGTTCTCCGTACTGTTCATGATGTACATGGTTCCGTGCGGTTTGAGAATGCGATGGCACTCGTCGATGCACTCAAACAACCACGCGAGAAAGGTCTCTTCGTCCCAGGATTCCACCATCCCATCAAAGTCTTTCCCGATGTTATAAGGAGGGTCGGCAAAAATGAGTTCGACGCTTTCAGACGGCAGTTTTTTTAGTTCAGTTAGCGCATCACCCAGGATTATCTTTTTAGATTCATCGCCAAAATAGACAGGTTCACATCTCGCGTTCATCGCCAAAGCCTCCCGTGTGACGTCAATAAAAAAGGCGCTTCCCCATGCCGAGTAGCGCCTTTTAAAACAAACATTTCGCTGATTAGTATCAGTTCATGCCGTATTTTCAAAACCTACGTTTTTTGCAGTTTAGCATGGTTCGTTAATGTTCATTCAACGTATTGAATAAAAACAAGAAAGGTGATTTTCTGGTTTGTCTTTGTTCATTGCCGTTCATAGAGTAACATTCAGATGTGCAGTCAGTGGTGCAGTCAGTTTGGCGCACTAGATGATATGAACTGAGGTTTTTCTATGGCTGGTGGGACGAACAAACTAAGCGATACATCACTGCGTAAGATGGTGGGAAGGGAAAGCCCAAGCGACAGTTTTTACGCTGATGGTGACGGGTTAAGCATAAAGGTTTCTAAGATTGGTGTGCTTACCTGGTATTTCACGTTCAGGATTGGTGGGCGTGAATCCAATTCACAGCGCATTAAGCTGGGTAACTATCCTGACCTTTCCCTTAAAGCAGCCAGAGAAAAGCGGGAACAGTGCCGTTCATGGTTGGCTGAAGGTAAGAATCCGAAACACCAATTGAGCATTACCACGCAGGAAACGTTAAAACCAGTAACTGTAAAAGAAGCGCTGGACTACTGGATCAGGGAATATGCTACGCATAAGAGATCGAATGTAGATAAACACACTGAGCAACTGAATAAACACATCTACCCATACATTGGGGAGTACCCACTTGCTATGTGTGAAACTCGGCACTGGCTCGAATGTTTCGCCAGGGTAAGGAATGAAGCGCCTGTGGCGGCTGGCTATCTTCTGCAAATGTGTAAGCAAGCCCTCAAGTTCTGCAGGGTACATCGGTACGCTGTGAGTAACGTCCTGGATGATCTGACCATTGACGATGTTGGACGTAAACAGAATAAGCGAGACAGGGAGCATACCCGGCAAGAACTGGCTGATATATGGCGGGAGTGCTCAGGCCTTAAATTTAAGCCGTACTATGCTGCTCTGCTTCGCTTGCTGGTGGTGTTTGGTTGCCGCACACAGGAACTACGCCTCTCTCGGATTACTGAATGGGATTTAAAGGAATGGATCTGGACGGTACCTAAAGAGCACAGCAAAGGCGGGGAGAAGATTTTACGACCAATTCCCATAGCTATTCGACCGTTTATTGTGGCGTTACTTGAGCAGCACAGAGATAGTGGCTTGCTGCTGGGAGAGATGAAGAAGCCGGAGGCAGTCAGCCAGTGGGGGCGCGGTATCCATAGACGCCTTGGTCACGCTGAGCCATGGACGCTGCATGATATTCGCCGGACGTTCTCCACCACACTTAACAACATGGGGATCGCCCCTCACGTGGTAGAGCAGTTACTTGGACACACGCTGGGTGGAGTAATGGCTGTATATAACCGCAGCCAGTATTTACCTGAAAAGCTTGATGCACTGAATAAATGGATGGAACGATTAGAGATTATTTCATCTGATATTTCAAATGTCACTATTCTTGAGGTCACAAGATGACGAAGAAAATAAATAGCAAAAGAGAATTACCAAAGTCATTTAGTCTTGATAAATATAATGACCTTGAGACTATGTCAGATAAGGACCTGTTTCGTCAGCTTTATTGGCGATGTGATGACTTGGAAGTCAAAAATACTGATTGCCCTGACTATGGATTGCAATTTGGTGCTAAATATCCACTTAATAATAATTATGGCGACCCTTTCGGAGAGTTAAAGGAAGAGGAATGGTTTCTTGAAAAACAACGAGAGTATGAATATAAAACACAGCCTGATTTGCTGAAGCTAAGTTATGGTGATGGAATAAAACCATTAATGCGATTTGAACTCGCGTTTTTGAATAAGATTAACGCCGATAAAGGTTATTGGAAAGGAAAGCCAATTGTCGTTGATGATGATATGGTCGGCGATTTGTTTACAGCAGATAACGGCATGTTCTGGGCTGTCATGCGTGAGCCTGTAAACTTACTTTCAGATGTTGTGGAAAATGTGATGGTTACCGTCGACCTAAATAACCGAGACGATCTGCTTATAGAGGCATTCGCTAGCCTACTTCCAAAGTGGCGCGAAGAGCTCGGCATCCCTGAACCAGATAAGCCTGTTTCAGGTGACTGGGAGAGCGTTAGACGCAAGATTATCGACTACAGAATAATTCCGCTTATAGATTTGATGTCATGGGAAAGCGCTACAGACAGCAAAATATCTCTTGGTGTACTCGCCGTATCCCTGTTCCCTGATGGTGAGAAAGAGTCATTTGCCATAGCTCAGACGGTAAAACCTTTCTTGGATAAAATCATAAGAAGTGATTCTTTAGATAAAATCAGAAAAGAATTGTCTTGCTATAAATGATTGAGCACAAATCTTTAAGAGGAAAATAGATTTTTTTGCACCGTCGCACTGGTATTTTTCTTGAATAAGAATGCTCTCGAACCTTAGCGAACGAGAGCATTTTTTTATGAACATTATTAAACAACACCACCAGCCAGCAGAAAGAGTTATACGTGAGGCAGAATGCCGCCAGTTAACTGGAATATGCCGAACCACGCGATACATGATGGAAAAAGAGGGAAGATTTCCCGCCCGTCGAAAGTTGGGTGGTCGTGCCGTTGGGTGGTTACTCTCAGAAGTGACTGACTGGCAGCATAGCCGCTGCAAAGCCTCAGAAATTATGTGAGGTGGGTTATGGCAGATAAAACAAAGGCGGTCGCGCTCAACCGCCAGTGTGGATACGAATATCGCAAAACAATTCCATTTGATCTTACCAGGCCGGTTGCTGGTCGTCAAAGGTCGGGCAATGCAATTTTTAGTGCATCGGTAACCGCGCCAACGGCGCAGTTAAATCACAACATACTGATATCCAAGCAAAGCTCAAATTTGAGTCTGGTTAGCTCAAAGATAGTCGGTTGTATTCTCAGTGTTGGGTGTACTGCATTGCAGCATACCCAATACTTCCCCCAATGGGGGGAGTGTGAGCCGGTAGCGGGTACACTGATTTTGCGCACCTCATTTAGAGTTGCAGAAATGCAACTCGGTGCATCTCCCCAACTTTGGGGAAGCCAAGATTATAAGTATCAATCATTATCGACTTTTTTGGTCTTTTTGCGCTCTCGGCGTTTAATTTCGCCTTTTGCCGCTGTTACCAGAAATCCTGCGGTGCTTTCTCCATCTTCCCGTAGTCGCTCGATATCTTCCATAACTTCGTGGGGGATTCTTACGGTGGTCATTTGTGATTTAGCGTTCTTCGCACCTGTTGCCATTACTGAAACTCCTTGTGTTAGGTGTATTTCAGTATACGTAAAAAAAATAAGAAGAAAAGTCTTGAGGTGTATTTCACTTTGGGCTAGGTTTAAAAAAGAAGGTGACATACACCTTGAAAGCGCGAAGCCCGGAAGTGCTAGGAACACCCACCGGGCCTCTAACCAAAACAGTTATGTGAGGTAACAGTTATGGCTGATCAACAGCATACCCAAACTCGCCCGGAATTTACATGGTTATTCCTGGAAACTCCTGGCTACATGCCAGAATGCTCACCAGTAGTACTGCGCTTTGATGCTGACACTGAAGATAAAGCCCGCGCCGCTTTCCCCGGCTGGGATTTAGTTTTCGCTGCCAAAATCCGCGCTCATTCCCCTTGTCGTGTAGCGTTCTTCGATTACACCTCCCGTCGTGGGTGGGAGTTCGACAGCGCCGCGATTCAGGAGGTACGCCATGCGTGAGTTAACAAATAAAAGCGCTTCAATAGCTTGTGAACTGGCTGTTTTGTTGATGGTTGTTGAAGAGTGCGAGATTGATTCCGTTGGGCGTGAAAATCTTATCAGCCTGGCCAGACGAGTATCGGATCAACTGGCGGCAAGCATGGTAGAGCAGAATTCAACGGGGGCGCTCAATGGATAACCTATACACCTATAAGAGCGATCAAGATTTACTGACCACTGCTCAAGAGGTTGCGGCTCTTCTTTCGTGTGCAGCTTTTGTATCTATATCGAACGATGAAAAGAAGCGCATTCACCTGATGGCTTTAATGGGTATTGCATCGCGCTTAGCTGATGATCTGGCTGACGCGTTGGATAAGTCATCCGTCCTTACAGTTGAAGGGGAACGCAAATGATCAGTAACGTGAAATTCAACGAACTGGAAAAGCGCCTCGAACTGCTAGTTGAGAAGATTTTGTGCCTTGAGGCGCAGGTTAAGTCACTCACCGATAGTCAGGGTGGAGAAATCCCTCCGGGGATGACGCCGGTAGCAACACTGGCCGCTGAATATGGTATCTCAACCAAAAAGGCTGAGGAGTTGGCGAAAAACACAGGGGTGATGCTGGTTAAGCTGAAATCTGGCGGGTTCGTTGCACCTGATGAAAAGTTTAGAGAAGCGGCGCGGCTGGTGCTGCGCAGTGCTAAGCGCAAGTATGGCTCTGCGTACTGGTTCCATCCTCTGATCGGTAAATTCCAGATGAGCGGGGGCATTCCAAAATGACGGTACAACTGACAGCTGTAGAAACAGTATCTGATGCCCTGTTCACCTGTTCTTATCTATGGGCGCATGGCAAGCAGTACAGCCGCAGCGATTTGGATAAAGCCCTCCACCAGCATAAAGATCCAACTACCCGTTACGGAAAGCTTGTGGCTCGGCTTAACCAGATATCAGCGATGCCATATGAGGAGCTTTGTGATGCCGGGTATCTCGATACAGACCGCAAACAAATGGTTTTCGCGCGGCGTTCTGTGCTGGTGGAGGAGATAGGCGAAGAGGAGATGAATGCTTTGCTGTCTGACGTGCAGCGCATTCACCGCGTCTTCCCTGATGCTGATGCAAAGTTCAGGACAAAGTTACCGCTCACTCGTGGCTCAGAGGGCTTTGATGTTAGGCAGGACTATATCCTCAAACACTTCCTGCCAGCGCAGTCATTGTGCAGCATTTATGGCCCAAGCGGTTCGTATAAGAGTTTTCTCGCCGTATCGTGGGCCTGTCATATCGCTGCTGGTCTGTCATGGGCGGGGAAGAAGGTCACTTCCGGCGCGGTGCTGTATGTGGTTGGCGAGGGGGGCGTAGGCGTTCCCAGGCGAATAAAGGCTTGGGAGCAGGTGCACGGCATACAGGCAGACAACCTCTGGCTGGTTAATCGTCCGGTGTTCCCTGTGCGTGAGTCAGAGGTTACAGAAGTGCTTCTTGCTGCCAGGCAGATTGAAGCCGAATGTGGTGTGCCGGTTCGCATGGTGGTGATCGATACGCTGGCCCGTTGTTTTGGGGGTAATGACGAGAACGATGCTCGTGATATGGGGGCGTTTATTGAGGGCTGTGACGTTATCAAACAGAAAACGGGGGCAACGGTGCTGGTAGTACACCACTCCGGCAAGGATGAGGGGAAGGGAGCTCGTGGTTCCAGTGCTTTCCGCGCAGCGCTTGATACCGAGTTTAACGTTAAGCGTGAAGGGGAAGGAAAGGCGCTTATTCTGACCTGTACCAAGATGAAAGACGCGGAGGAGCCAGAACGTAAGGCGTATGACCTGAGAACGGCAGAGCTTTACACCGATGAAGATGGTGAGCTTGTGTGCTCTCTGGTTGTGCACGATCAACCGAGAGAGGCTAAAGAGGTTGAGCCTGAACTGGCCAATGTCTCCCGTCTTAGCGATAACCACCATGCACTATGGCAGGCAGTACGCAGCCGCACAGCTAAGGGGGAGCCATGCACTATCTCCGTCATTAAAGACGATCTACGTGCAACGCTGGGTGCAGACAAAGTAAGAAAGTCATTCCCGCGCTGGTTGGACAAGCTGGAGAGTGAGCAAATCATTCGCATCGAGGGTGAGAACCTTTACCCGGTAACAGTCTAGTAAATGCGGCGGTAAGTGCGGCATGTGCGGCATTTAGTATGTTTTATGACCAAATGCCGCACTTAGTCCCTGTATACACGCGCTAAGTGCGGCATTTCACTGAAACCCCCGTCATTACTGGCTTTGAGCATTATTTTAAGAAATCTGGCGCGGCATGAAGTGTGGCATTGGCAAGCGCGGCGCTAAGTGCGGCACGTTGGACATATGAGGGTATTATCAAGTGGAAGATAAAAAGTTTGAAGTAGATGCCGGAGTTGAGAAAGAAATCATTGAATGCTTTATTGGCTTCATTCCACCAGATACGCTACCTCAATTAACCGAGGTTGCAGCAAGAATGATGGCCGCTGCTGCAATAGATAAAGCAGTGGAGATGGGAAAAGAGTTGAACCTTACTCCCGAAGAGGCAATCAATCGGCTTCTTATTTCATTGAAATATGGTCACGAGATGCTGGAACGCGGCGAAACAATTCATTAAGGAGATTTTATGCCAATCACAATACAGGATATTAAAGCTCACAAAGACCAATTCGGGCTTCATGACCTGGACACTATGAGCACAGAGGAATACCGAAAATCCTTATCAGATGGAGCATTCTTCTGGATTGATCACCATGACTTTGTGCGAAGCACTTTATCAGAGGAGATCTTGGCAACAAATCGTGAGCAGCTTGATGCAATGATTGAGCATTTGCAAGAGTACCGAAACAAGATGCCAACACCACCAGACTGGATGAGCGAGAAATAAAAAGTAGGCCTGGCTGTGCCAGGCTTCTACTTTACAGCAGGCCTAACAGCGCGGACGCACCTGCACCAACAATACTGGCAACAGTACTATTTTCTAGTAGCTGTTTCAAAATTGATTTAGCCTGTGGATCTTCAGATTTCGAAACTTTCTCTACCAGTTCGGTTATGCTGATATTAACCAGCATATGGTTACTTTCACCTATTTGAACTTGTTCACCGCTGACGGAGCCGATATTGAAGGTATTCATACTCTTGGCTGTCCTGTGTGCGTCGGAAGATAGATTTTCTACAGATAATGTAAGTAAATGGGGGTGTGTTGTACCAGCGTAAAGCGTTCCATTTTTTGATATTGAAAGATCAACTACTTTAAGACTTAACTCACGACTTCCGATTTTCTGAACAATAATATCGCCTAATTCAATTTGTGGATCGTCAGTAAATGGTACATCTACTTGGTTCTTTCCTGTATTCCTGCTTCCTTTGAACTCTGTGCCAGAAATTAAAAAAGTATCTGGGTATGCCATATCATCAAAATCGAAGTCCATAAAATCTCCTAAAATGTGGATGGAATCATATTTGAGCATATCAAATTTTGTAAATTATTTGTTCGATAACATTCATTATGGTTCAGCTACAAAAAGTGGCATTTACTTCATAAAAATCATGTATATGTTGAAGAGTGGCACTCAGACGTGAGCCGCCACAGGCCGTCAGGTTTTTTGCCCTTCAGACAGGCTCCTTTACTGACGGCCTTCCCTCCAAGCGCTGGTTTCACGTCTCAACGTTAATTGTTACGGAAACCACTCTATGAAGAAACTACTCGAATTACGCCAGCAGAAAGCCGCTCTCAAAAATCAGATGCGTTCCATGCTGGACAAAGCCGATACCGAAAAGCGCAGCCTGAACGAAGAAGAGGGCAAAAAGTTCGACGAACTCCGCGCCCAGGCTGATGCGCTTGAAGTTGAAATCACCCGTCTTGAAGCCGTCGCCGACGATCAGCGCAATCTGCCAGGCACTTCCGTTGAAGGTGAGCCAGTAAGCAACGACGAGCTGCGCCACTACATCATGACAGGTGATACCCGCTCACTCTCCACGCTGGTGCAGGCTGACGGCGGCTATACCGTTATCCCTGAGCTGGACAAAGAGATCATGCGCCAGTTGCAGGATGATAGCGTGATGCGCTCCATCGCAACGGTGAAGACCACCAAAAACAACGAATACCAGAAGCTGGTATCTGTGGGCGGTACTACCGTTAATCGCGGCACCGAAGGTGAACCACGTACCGAAACCAGCACGCCGAAGATGGAGCGCGTTGATATCAAAGTCAACCCGATCTACGCCTACCCGAAAACCACTCAGGAGATTCTCGACTTCTCCGAGGTGGATATTCTGGGCTGGCTGTCTTCTGAAATTGCAGACACCTTCACCGCGACCGAAGAGAGTGACTTCGTAAACGGCGACGGTGATAAAAAATCCAAGGGCTTCCTGTCTTACCCTCGCGCGGCCACTGCCGATAAAACCCGTCCTTTCGGTACGCTGGAGAAGATGGAAACTGCTGACGTTTCCTCTGATGGCCTGATCGACCTGCTGTATAAGCTGAAAGCTAAATACCGCAAAAATGCCGTATGGGTGATGAACTCCAACACCGCCGCCAAACTGCAAAAGCTGAAAAACGGCAACGGAGATTACATCTGGCGCGATCGTCTGGTTGCCGGTTCTCCCGATACGCTGCTGGGCCGTCCTGTTCAGTATCTGGAAACCATGCCGGATGCGGAGGCGGGTAAAGCGTTCCTCGCGGTGGGCGACTTCAAGCGCGGCTATTTCATTGTGGATCACACCACTGGCGTGCGTACCCGTCCTGACAACATCACCGAACCGGGTTTCTACAAGGTGCATACCGATAAATACCTGGGCGGCGGCGTGGTGGACTCCAACGCCATAAAGGTGCTTGAGCTTTCCGGCTCCGGTTCCTGATTTGACGTTTAAGGGGCTGCGGCCCCTTTTTGCCCTCTGTGGAGTCCAGTAATGAAAACAATCGATTTTGAAATCCGTACCTCCGAAGTGAGCGCCAGCAACAAAAAGCTGGTGGGCTATGCCGTGCGCTGGAATAGCCTCTCAGAAATTATCTGGGACGAGTTCCGCGAGCAGTTTGCGCCGGGAGCGTTTAAAGACAGCCTGGCATCCGGTAGCGATGTGCGTGCGCTGTACGAGCATAACTATACCCAGCTGCTGGGCCGCACCAAATCCGGCACGCTGGTGCTGTCCGAAGATGATACCGGGCTGCGCTTCGAGCTGACACCGCCGAATACCCAGCTTGGCAAAGATGTGCTGGAGCTGGTGGAGCGCGGGGATATCTCCGGCATGAGCTTCGGTTTCCGTGCGCTGAAAGAGGCGTGGGATATTGCTCAGTCTCCATATCTGCGCACTGTCACTGCCGCCGAACTGCGGGAGATTACTGTTACCTCTATGCCTGCTTATCCTGATTCTGGCGTGGAAATCGCGCACCGTTCACTTTTCTCCCAACATCCTGAACTGCGTCGCGCTGGCGATAACCGTCGCCGCTGGGCTGAATTAGCGGGGCTCTGATATGTGGAATATCTGGCCGTTTGGCCGTAAGTCTGAACCCTCCGAACAGCGCAGCATGACCATTGATGAGTGGCTGGCGATGGCAGGGATTCCAAATACCGGATCAGGCGAGTACGTGTCTGCGGGTACTGCGGAATCTCTGCCGGCGGTCATGAACGCCGTGTCAGTTATCAGTGAGGCGGTGGCAACAATGCCCTGCTATCTCTACCGCGTGCGCAACGATAACGGGCGAGAAGCACGGGAATGGCTGAGCAATCATCCGGTAGATTTTCTCCTGAACGAGCAACCGAATGACTGCCAGACGCCTTACCAGTTTAAACGCACGATGATGCGTCATTGTCTGCTGAACGGTAACGCCTATGCGGTGATCCAGTGGGGCCGCGACGGCCAGCCGCAATCCCTGCATCCGTATGTGCCGGGGGCGGTTGTTCCTGAGCGTATCGGCCAGCATAAGTACAAATACACCGTTACTGAGCCGTTTACTGGGGCTGTGCGCACTTACCTCCAGGAAGAAATGCTGCACCTGCGTTACTCCACTGACGATGGTTTTCTGGGGCGCTCCCCGATCTCCATCTGCCGTGAGGCGCTGGGGTTAGGTCTTGCCCAACAGCGCCACGGTGCCAGCATTATGAAGGATGGCATGATGGCGTCTGGTGTCATCACCGCTAAAGAATGGCTGGACAGTGTAAAAGGCAAACAGGCAATGGATGCGCTGGAACGTTACAAAGGTGCCAGAAATGCCGGGAAAACGCCGATCCTTGAAGGGGGTATGGACTACAAGCAGCTTGGCATGAGCAATCAGGATGCCGAATGGCTGGCCTCCCGCCGCTTCACTATTGAAGACATTGCCCGCATGTTCAACGTGTCGCCGATATTTCTCCAGGAATACAGCAACAGCACTTACAGCAACTTCAGTGAAGCGAGCCGCGCTTTTCTCACCATGACGATGCGCCCCTGGCTGGCGAACTTCGAGCAGCAGATTAAATCCGCTTTGCTGGTGGCCTCACCTGTACCGGGCATTCGCTATCAGGTGGAGTTTGATTCGGCTGATCTCCTCCGTGCTACCCCAACCGAACGTTACGCCACGTATGAACGAGGCATCAAGAACGGGATCATGAACCCGAACGAAGCCCGTGAACGTGAGGGGATGCCACCTCGTGAAGGTGGTGACGAGTACAGCCAGGCATGGAAGCAGGAAGTGAAAATCAGCAAAGACAGCAAGGAAGGTGATGAATGAGAGCCGGAAAGATGAAGCGCCGCGTCACTATCCAGGAGTACGTCAGCTTTCAGAACCCGGAAACTGGCTCAATCGTGAAGGAGTGGCGTGATGTTGCCACTATCTGGGGTGAGATCAGTAGCGTGAGTGGTCGCGAGCTTATAGCGGCTCAGGCTGAACAGGCAGAAATGACCGTCAGGATCTGGATTCGCTATCGCAAAGGCGTGACAACTAAAAACAGACTGACCTGCACGGAAGAGGGAATGCCCGCAACTGTCTACGACATCAAAGCCGTCCTTCCTGATGCTGATCGCACTCGTCTTGAAATTATGTGTACCGGAGGGCTGACCAGTGGATGAACCCATTGAACTTGCAGAAGCAAAACTTCACTGCCGCATTGATGGTGATGATGAAGATACACTCATTCAGGCTTATATCGACGCCGCGCTTGAGGTCTGCCAGAAGCATATCGGTAAACGTTTTGATGATGGTCTTGAGTTAACCCCGGCCATCAAAATTGGTTGCCTGATGTACGTCTCACAGTTGTATGAGTACCGGACGATGATCAGCGATGCGGAAGCGAAAGAGGTTCCTCTGGCTATTTCTGCGTTGTGGTCTGTCTATCGTGACGTGGGGGTGTACTGATGCCGTGGCAGCCAATGCGCCGGTGCACCGAGCCGGGATGTAATAAGCGGGTGAAGTCCGGCAAGTGTGATGAGCACAAACGGGAAGCGTGGCGGGCGGAAGATGCCAGACGAGGACACCGCCGCGCCCGTGGTTACTCCGCTTCATGGGAGAAGTATCGCGCCCAGTATCTGAAGCGTCATCCACTGTGTGTTGAGTGTCAGAGGCTGGGCCTCTACGTTCCCGCAAAGATTGTCGATCACATCATCCCTGTCAACGGCGGTGATGATGTTCTTTTCTGGCCTGAGTGGAATCACCAGCCGTTATGCCAGACACATCATAACCAGAAGACCACACAGCAAGATCCAACCACCAAAGCGAAGCGCAAAGCAGGTATGTACCGTGAGCAGGAAGCGCGGGCAGCACAGCGCAATAACTGGATGTATGAGGCCGGTAATGAATGAGAAAGATGTGGTGAGTCTTTATCAGTCTCTGGTCCGATGCCGCGATGGTTTTATGCAGACTCGCACCAGGAGCGATAAGCACCAGCCAGTAAGGCGCATGAGTGAGCGTGAACGGGAGGTGATGGAATGCTTCCGCAACCGCTGACAGGTCAAACAGACGGGGTGGGGGAGGTTCTCAGGACAAACATTAAAGCGCCAGGCACCGTCCCCCCCCTCAAATTTTTACGCACGGTGATTTTTTTGAAAATAAAACGCGATGGAAACGAGAAATTTTTATGGCAAGACCACCAAAACCGCCAGCTTACCTTGATGAGTTAGCCGCGCAGCAGTGGAAAGCGAAAGCGAAGCAACTGGCAGAGCGTGGCGATCTGACACCCGCCGACTGGAACAACCTTGAGCTTTTTTGCGTCAACTATTCGATGTACCGCAAAGCAGTGGAAGACCTTGCCAGCCGTGGGTTCAGCATTGTTAACAGCCAGGGGGGTGAGAGCCGAAATCCAGCGCTAAGCGCAAAGGCCGATGCTGAAAAAATCATGATTAAAATGTCGTCGCTGCTGGGCTTTGATCCGGTAAGCCGCCGCCGTAACCCGGTAGAAACGGAAGAGGAGGACGAGCTTGACCGTCTGGAATGAGTACGCAAATGCGATAAAAACGGGCGAAATTCCGGCCTGTAAGCGCGTAAAACAGGCCGTGGAAAGGTACTTTTCAGACCTGAATGATCCACGATATGAGTTCGATACGGCGACCGTAGAGCGGTTTATTGCGTTCTCGCGGCTCTGTCCTCACGTCAAAGGCCCGCTTCGGGGCCAGCCAATCGATCTGGAACCGTGGCAGCAGTTCGCCTTTGCTAACCTGCTGGGTTTTAAAGTCAGAGAGACAGGCCGCCGTAAGTACAGCAGCGCCTTTATTGAGGTGCCGCGCAAGAATGCCAAATCCACCGTGGCCGCCATGCTGGCTAACTGGTTTCTGGTAATGGAGAAGGGGCAGCAGGATATCTACACGGCGGCGGTGAGCCGGGATCAGGCCCGAATCGTGTTCGACGATGCCCGCCAGATGTGCCTGCTGTCAAAACCGCTGAAAAAGCGCGTAAATATTCAGGCGCATAAAGTCATTTTCCCGAAGAGCAACAGCCTGCTAAAGCCGCTGGCGGCGAAAGCGGCCACCATTGAAGGGACTAACCCCAGCCTGGCGATTGTCGATGAGTACCACCTACACCCGGATAACGGCGTTTATTCCGCCCTTGAGTTGGGTATGGGCGCACGTCCTGAGGCGATTTTGTTCGCCATAACGACCGCCGGGAGTAACGTTGTCTCCGCCTGTAAACAGCATTACGACTACTGCTGTCAGATTCTGGCCGGGGAAGAGAGCAACGATTCGCTGTTTGTCCTGATCTACGAGCTGGACGACGAAAGCGAGGTTGAGCAGCCTGAAATGTGGATCAAGGCCAACCCTAACCTGCATGTGTCCGTTGACGCGGCGAAGCTGGAATCCACCATCCAAAAAGCGCGGGGTATACCGTCACAATGGGTGGAGATGCTGACCAAGCGTTTCAATATCTGGTGTCAGGGTTCCACTCCGTGGATGGGGGCCGGGGCATGGGATGCCTGTGCACTCGATTATGCCGAAGAAGATCTGTCCGGGATGGAGTGTTACGCCGGATTTGACCTGTCCTCAACCAGCGATATTACCAGTGTGAGCTACGCATTCCCGTTCGACAGGGAGATCAGACTCCTTACACGTCATTATCTGCCGGAAGCGCAGTTGCTTAACGTCGCCAACAAAAACCGCGCCATCTACCGCCAGTGGGTAAAAGCGGGATGGATACGCACCACGCCCGGCGACTGCATCGACTATGACCGCATCCGTGACGATATTTTGCGCGATGCTGAAACCTTCAATATCCGGTTGGTGGGTTTCGATACGTGGAACGCCACGCATCTGCGCACCCAGCTACAGGGAGCAGGGATCGATGTGGAGCCGTTCCCGCAAACCTATCTAAAGTTCAGCCCGGTGGCGAAATCCTTTGAGGTTTTTGTTAACCGTAAGATAGTGCGTCACCGCGGCGATCCTGTTCTGTCCTGGGCGATTGGTAACGTGGTGATGGAGACTGATGCCAATGCCAACATTAAGCCCAACAAGAAAAAATCCTCCAACAAGATAGACCCTGCGGTATCAGCGTTGATGGCGTTCGGCACATTCCAGGCGGAGCACGAGGATTTTGCATTCGATATGAGTGAATCCCACAAAGATCGCCTTAGTCATTTTGACGGGGTTTAGGAGAAATATTATGGCAGGTAAATCACTTGGAACATTAACACTTGACCTGATTGCGAGAACTGGCGGGTTTTCTTCAGGGATGGATAAGGCCGAGCGTTCTTCACAGAAGTGGCGCAAACAGGTTGAGAGTGATGCAAAAATGGTGGGCGTGGCGCTCGGTTCCATTGCTTTGGCGGCCGCCGCTGCCGCCACATCGGTTGGGGTTGCCGGATTCAACCTGGTAAAGAACACATCAAAGCAGATAACCGAAACAGACCGCTGGGCCAAATCCCTCAAGATGTCTACACAGAACCTTTTGGCCTGGCAGTTCGCAGCTGAGAAAGCGGGTGTGTCAGGGGATCAGATGGCCGACATCTTCAAGGATATCGGCGACAAGATCGGTGACGCCGTACTGAATAAGTCGGGTGAAGCAGTCGACGCACTCAATGCGCTTGGTTTGTCTGCGGAGAAACTATCAAAGGCAACACCTGATCAGCAGTTACTGGCTATTGGTGATGCGTTGGGAAAAATCGGTACAAACGCTGAAAAGACAACCATTCTGGAGAGCCTGGGTAACGACCTCTCAAAATTGCTTCCTCTGTTTGATAACAATAACGAAAAATTACAGCAATTCATCACTCTGGCGAAAGATTACGGTGTTGCTCCTGATCCCAAGTCAATTGATGACCTGGTAAAAGTTAACAGCCTTTTTGAGGATATGGAGGCTCAGGCTAAAGGCCTCAAAATGGAGATTGCTTCCGGCCTTGCCAAAGTGAATCTCGACCCTCTGAAAGATGCTCTTGGTGATGTTAAAAAGACGCTGACCGATCCCAAAGTGTTGCAGGGGCTTTCTGACCTTGTAACCGGTGTTGCTCAACTGGCTGGCTTTATGATTCGCACCGCTGCTGAAGCCGGTAAACTGGTGTCGTTAGCGACAAAATTTTCATCCAGAGTTGGTGCCAACATTATCAACGGCGTGGATGTTAGTGGTTACGACAGCACTTCAGCAATTGATGCCAGGCTTATGGAGCTTGGTCAGCAAGTAGCAAGTTACAATGCGCCAGGAAATGAAGTTGCAAGGAAATATGGTTCGGCCAGTGGTATTGAAGGTATTCAGAAAGAGATAGCCGCGCTTCAGGAGAGAAAGAAAGTCCTGATTGATAGTGCAAATGCCGCTAAAGAAGTGCAGGACATTATCAATAAGAGCAGTGAGTACGGTCTTGGAAAGGATGAAAATAACGGGAAAACCACGCCGGACACAGCGGTTAAAAAACTTGATAACGCATTCAAATCAATGGAGACCAGTTATCTTCGTCAGAAAGCATTGATCGATACCACCGGAAAGAAAACGGTCGAAGTGACCGAATTGCAGAAATTGCAGTTCGATATGGCTGAAGGAAAGCTGTCTGGTTTGAATGAAAAACAGAAAGAGCGCCTGTCACAACTGGCTTCTGAAATTGATCAACTCAATACAGTTAAAAAAGCCAACGAGCAAAACATTAAACTTGCCGAGTACGTCTCGAATCTTCAGCGTGAAAATACGAATGCCGGAGCTTCTCTGAACTCCGACATAATTGGTGCCGGGTTGGGTGATAAGGCACGTGAACGCATGCGCGAACAACTCGACATTGAACGCGAATTTAATGAGAAACGGGAAGAGTTGCAGCGCCGTCGCCAGGAAGGAAGCATTCAAACCTCTGAGGAATATGACCGCTATAACCAGGAACTGGATAAAGCGCTTGCGGAACGACTCGATAAATACCGCTCACATTATGATGAACTGGACAGATTGCAGGGTAACTGGCTCGCCGGAGCTCAGGATGGGCTGGCTAACTGGGTTGACACATCCAGTAACTATTACAGCCAGGTGTCCGATCTGGTTGGCAACACCCTTGATGGTTTGGTTGATAATATGGCCGCCGCGCTGAACGGGAGTAAACAGGACTGGGCCGACTGGGGAACGAGTGTCCTCAACGAAATGCAGAAGATTTTGTTACGCGCGATGTTAATTAACACCATTCAGTCTGCCAGTGGAAGCGGTATCTTTGGCGGAATGTTTGGATCCAGTGCTTCGGCTGGTGGAAGCACACCGTCAGGAGCTTACAATTCTGCTGCGTCTGGTTTAACGCTGAATGCAAAAGGTGGTGTTTACGAATCTGCCGACCTCAGTAGCTTCAGTGGTAGCATTGTCAGCAGCCCCACAATGTTTGCGTTCGCCAAGGGGGCTGGGTTAATGGGGGAAGCGGGCCCGGAAGCCATCATGCCATTAACCAGAACTGCTGACGGTACGTTGGGGATCAGGGCCGTTGATGATGCTGTTAGCAAAGTGAATCCTGAAGGTGGCTCACCTGGTGGGGTTATTGTGCAACAAACCAATCATTTTAATATTTCAGGGAACGGTGATGCGGCACTCAAACAGGCTATGGAACAAGCTTCTGCCAAGGGAGCCAGAGAAGGAGCTAAGCAGGGCTATCAACAAATGCTCAAAGATTTTCAGACCAGAGGACATGGGCGTCGTCTATTAGGAATTTAA